TTAATCCAATTAACGTCTTCATTAAATCTAGACACAACTAGAAAAGCTTTTATATTGTTATCCATGTTTTAGGGTATAAATCATTTAATGGTTTAGATGGAATAAACCAATTTTTTGGGGCTATAACTTTTTTATTTTTATTTTTATTTAAATATGCTCCCCACCAACTATAAGAACTATTTGAAATTATATTATGATTACATAAAGACATTAAACATAAATCTTCGAATTGATTATTCCCTTCAATGAATATTACTTCTTCTGGGAATACTTGTTTACACCATTCGATATCATCTGAAAATATTAAAAAGGTATACTCATCATTAGAAAAGTAACTTAAAGCATCTTGAATATATTCAGGAGTTACATTCCAGAATCCAGGGTGATTTACATAATCTCCTCTTCGAATATGAATCGCTACGGGATTTTGATATTGAGTAATTTTTTCTTGACATTTATTTAAGATGTCATCTCTAAATTTAAAATCATTCAATACCTCTTGTTTGAAATCTTCAAAATACTTATATGATTGAAAATATCCATCTATAGATGTGTTATCTGAGATAGTAAATGATTCAAATTCAAAGGTTTGTTCTTGATATTGGTTTGTAAGGATATTATCTAAAATAGGACAAGATAAATTAAAGCAATCTAACAGATCAAGCTTATATTCTATCCATTTATTATTAGTCATATCATAACATCCATCGGATTTGATAGAAGTGTTGTTTGGTAAAAACATTTCATATCCTGTTTTTAAAGATAATGCTTTTAAAGCAGCATATTGAAACATTTGATTTCCTAATCTACCACTATATCCTATACTTTTATGAGTAATCATATATTTTATATTGTATCGTAATAATTGTTTTGTTTTTCTTGTTTGTCTATTGTTTTTGGATGATATAAAGCAAAATCTTTATCTTGGGGTAAATGAGAATATGTTTTATAACCATCCAACCTTTCATGTACTTTATTAATCCATTTAATTTCGGGTGCATTTCTGTATAAACGCCATTGATAATCTGGCCAATTTACCCAACCCTCTGGTGTTACTTGCCATCCCCATTTTATAATATGTTCTGAGGTTATATTCTCAACTGTGTTTACTCTAGGAACAAGGATTACATCTATATATGGATTTTCATAGATTATATCTTCCATGTAATTCATTAATGTTTCTGAGGGGATCTCATCAGCATCAATATTGAATATATAATCACCTTTACACATTCTATTTAATTCATTTTTCCAATCAGCAAAATGACTTTGAAATGCACTTTCCTTTAATTTAATGTAATCTTTAGAGGACCATACATATAGGAGTTCAAGTAATTCTTGGGATGCTTTTGGTTTATCTAGCAAAACACAAATTTCATCTTGTGGTCTCTTATGTTGTAAGAGAAATGGAATTAACCGTTGAATCTCAACAAACTCATGACATACTGTAATAGCATATGATATAACCATATTTTTTGTATCTTTATTTTGGTAATATATTAAGATAACTTAAGGCCTCCAAATAATCTCTTTCATGAAATACTTGCATATTTGCCATATCCATTTTATGAGTTTGTTTTTTACCGTTTATCTCTTTCTGTTCCTCCTCAGGTATCTCAATTGATTTTACAGCCGCCCATCCCCAACTTTGAGCGTTTGGACCATACGCAAATATCATTCCTATCTCTGGTTGGTTAATAGTATTTGGAATCCAGGTTAGACTAGTTTCAGAGTCTATCCAAGCCAATTCTCTATACAACTCAGGTAAGGTTTCCATTTGTTGTTCGTAAAATTCTTCTCCTTCTTTCATTAAACTATTAGTCCAAAATCCACAAGATAAACTCATGAATGAGGAAATTTCTGGGTTGATTTGTACTTTGTAGCAGAGGTCTCCGCCTGATTTAGGACATGCAATTATTTCTTCTGTTGTCATTTTGTTTCTATTTTAGATAATTTTGGTAATTCAATTTTTTTGAGTTTTGGTAATTGTAGTTGAATTTGCTTTGGAAACTCAGGTATACGTTCTTTAAATATGGAATCCAATTTTTCTTTCATTTTCTCAAATGAAAAGTTTGTTCTTGAATAATAACCCTGGCGTTTTGCTTTCTCAGCATATCCTTTATAATTTTCAAATACATCCCTCAAATAATGGCCTACTTGAGCATGATCAACGGAGAACCATTGTGCCTCTTTAAGCAGCATATTATTGGCTGCTGTTGGATGAATGTTGGTTAATTGTCCTGAGAGTAAGGGAGTGAATTCTTCATTTAAATAATCAATATGTCCACTCCAATTTGTAGATATGATTGGTTTGTTTGTTAAAGAAAATTCAAGTAATGGACGTCCAAAACCTTCCCCTTTGGTTAAACTAACCATGGCTTTTATTTTCTTATGATTATAGATGCTATTCATTTCCTCATCTGTAAATTCACCATGCAACAAATATATGTTTGGTAAATTTGTAGAATTTACTGTAGATTGGATAATTTTAATTCGTTTAATGATTTCATCTCTATCCATATATGAGGCACCAACTTGGGTTGTTTTTAGAATTAGGGCTGGCTTCTTTGATTTATTTTTAAATGTCTCTAAGAATGCTTTCACAAGTAATCCTACATTTTTTCTATCTTCTCCAATTTGACCATTCATCCAATGCCCACAAAACAAATATGCAAAATCCTCTTTTACATTGAAATCAACCATACATGGTTTTGAATCTGGTTTGTAAATATCTGTTCGAGCCCCCTCAAACAATATATCGCTATCTTTTGTCCATTCTACTACTCCAATGGGTTGGTTCGTTTTTTGGTCTCGTTTTTCAAATTTTGAATTCTTTAGAATATCAATTGTATGTTTTGAGGAACCTAATACTAGATCCATCCGTTGACATCCCTCTATCCATTCCGCAGGAGCAATAGTTGATTCAATTCCTGCTGTAATTCCAATATTGTATTTTCCTACTTGTTGAAATTCATTTGGAACCGTAATCCATATCATGATATCGGGTTGTTGTGTTAACTGATTGATAAAATGATCCTCTAAAAATTTCCATTCAGGATTTTCATCTATGAAATTCATTGGAGTATTTCCCCATTTGCAAGGGATAATTTTAATATCCCATTCATCTTTTTTTAACTCAATGATTGCTTTTGCAACATCCCTTGATCTTGCTCCATAACCCGAGAAGGTTTGAATAGGGGCATATATAACACATGTGTTTTTATTCATAACTTTATTTTAATAAAATAATTCGTGATTAATTGTATCTTCTTTAATCTCACCTACATTGATGAATTCAAATTTTAAGCGTGGTTTCCACGTAGAAAATAATTGATCTATCGCGCTAATAATTCTCTTACCCATTATTTCTCCAGTAAATCCACCTTCATTTAGAGCAAATTCTCTACCTTTTAATCCTAATTGTTTTCTTTCCTCTCTAGAAAAATTATACACCTCCATCATTTGTTCGGCTGCATCCTCTGGTCTACATCTATCATCCCAAATATATGGTGTGGTTGGAGAACCTTGAATTGATCGATTCGTTGGATAAACGGGAAATGTCCATTCTCCATGCTCTACATATCTTGCTGTATGATTGGATGGGATTTGTGGGGATGGATTAAACCATTTACCTTCTTCATCAATAAATCTCATCTGATCTTGCATCCCACCTGTAACGTTGGCTATAATTGGTGTTCCCGCCAATATTGCCTCCGTTAATGATAGACCCCAACCCTCATTCGAGGTTAATAAAATTTGAGCATCTGCTAAATTATATAAAACATTCAATTGAGATGAATCTAATTTATTTGTTGAAAAATATATTGCTGAGGGGTAATCTTTAAATAATATTTTTCTAACAGTCTCTAAATCTGTTCCATGATCTGAAATTAGAGCATCTGTGTGGATAATAAATGCACATTTTTCTGCTTTATCTTTTGGCAATGAATCTAAAAATTTCCTAAATGCAAGCATTGTATCGGGAAGTTGTTTTCTTCGGATATTTCTTGAATTAAAAAATAAAACAAAATCCTTCTCATATTTTCCAAATATATTTTTTCTCGCCTCAATTATCTCGGGATCATTATCATCCAATGGTTTAAATATATTCTCGTTTAATCCATGAGGAATATATTCAATAACTTTATCTTCAGCTTTCTCACCCAATACTAATTCATTGATGAGTTTTGTTTGTTTTGAGATAGCCAACAACGCATCACATGATTCATAAAATGATTTATTATATAATGGAGTAGGTAAATCATCCCATATATTTAAATAAACTATAGGACATTGCTTTCTAATTTCATTTTCTATTGAAAATAACCACTCAAAATATCTAGGGTCAGTTATCAACATTATAGCATCTGGCTTCTCTATTTTAAGTAACTGTCGAATCAAGTCTGGATTTCCATATCCATCAGTTGGATATAAGAATACAGATGCATCTTCTACTCCTGAATTTTTTGCTGTATCTTGTGATAAGTCTAAATGTTTTCCTTTCTCGGGATGTTGGACAGCTCCTGCAATTTGAACCCAATTGAAATGTTGACATGTGTTGAGTACCATTTCACGAGCCACTGTTGCTATTCCTGAATGAACTCTTATATCATCACATACAAGAAGGATTTTTTTACGCTCGGTTTGAGGTAAATGATTGAATTTTTCTTTCATATTTTATATAACTTTTATTTTTAATATAATAACTATTTTTTAATTTTCCAAATTTAAATCATTATGGTTGTGAATTTGTTTGCGGAAATTTTCATCTGTTATGTACAAATGCATTGTACGTTCTGCTAATTTTTGAAAGCTAAATTTTCTTTTTATACATTCAACACGAAATTGCTCAAATAAATCTTTGTCTATTTTTACGCTTGTTAAGGTTTGGTTACTTGTTTTACTCATAATATTATTTTTTTGTTAGTATGTTGTATATACGTATGTAGATATTATGGGTAAGTCGCAGAACAAAAATGCACTTTATAAAAAGGACACCATCTGCAATTATCGTTTAGTTTTGGTTGGTGATCTACTTGTTTAAATCCGTTTTGATCAAACGCCTCTTCTATAAAATTTAGCATTGCTGTTTCTGCTTTTTTTATTTTTACTTTACCTGAGGTTGGTTTGTGTTTTTGGATTCGTTTGATGACAAAATCTTCACTTTCCCTTAACTTGCGTTTTACTATAAAGAATTCTATATCGATATTGTCTATTGGAAAATTAAAATGATCTGCAAAATATTTTTTATATAATAGGAGTTGATATTGTTTTATTTCGTTTTTCTTATCTTTATCCCCCCAACCCCAAGTTGAAGTTTTAAAATCTATGATTTGGATTGTATTGGTTGGTTCGTGATATAAAACAGCATCTAAATATGCTTGGTAAACTACATTTGGGTATTGTGGGTGTGGATTTAGTGTGATAGGAATTTCAACTCCCACTAAATACCATCCTCGTTTGGAGAAATATTTTGATTTATTTTTTGCAAAATCGCGGATGATTTCTATTCCATCATCATAAAATTCTCTAAGTTCTGTTGGATTAGAAAAATGTTGTTTGTTATTTGATTTATATTGTTTGGCGTATTCTTCTCGTAATGTATCCTCGAACATTTCTGAGGTATTTATTTTATCTGCTGCTACTCCACTTTGTTCATAAAATGTGGTTAGGTAATGTTGGATAACCTCATGTATGGCTGTACCGAATACAGTGTGGATTGTGGAGGTGAATTGTTTTTGTCCTTCTTTATATTGTAAAGACCATTTTTTTGAACATTCAGAATACATTGAAAATTGTGAAAAAGAAATAAGTTTTTCACTTGTCCAATCTATATCACGTTTAATTTTTCCTCGTATATCTTTTACGATTTGGGGGATAACCTTTTTCTTAGCCATTTATTTAATATAAGAATGTTTTTTTATATTTCCAAGGAAAAAGAAACCTCCATAGTAGCGAACGTTGGAGGTTTTCACCGTCACGGTTTTGTAACGGTCCTAAATATTATTTTATAATTCCGGCTCTCAATTGCCATAATTTTATTTCTTCAATATTTTCTTGAGAACCGATTATATGTGAATAATCTCTCATTCCTAAAGTTGAACCCATGCGAGATAGATCAATTGCATTTTCCGCTACGCGATGTAGATCCATATCGTCTTTTGCATCTTCTCTAGCATATTCTAGAAGACGGATAAAAAGTGGAACGTCTAGTTTTATGGTGTCTTTTGGGTTCATATGTTTTAATAATTAAAAACAAATTCTGCTACTTTATTTGGGTTAGTAGATTGGAAAATTCCATCTTCACTCTCATCATCTTCTCCATAAACAAAATAATAAGGAGTTTCATCTTCGTCTTCTTGGGTTGAGGCTGTTATTAATAAACCTTTAAACTCAATTTTATCTCCGGTAAAACCAAAATCTCCTAGATTTTTAATTTTTTTAACCAATTCTTCTTTCCCTATGTTAGAATCCATTTCCTCATTCATTTTACCTTTTGAAAAATGTTCAAAGGCAATTTCATAGTCTGTTTTTTCACGATCAAAAATATTTCCAACCATTTCCATACCAACAAAGTTTTCGTTTAGTGATTCTTTCATATCATTATCAAATACTTTTACTTCATCCTCTAAATCACCTTTAATTGAATCAGATTGTTCTTTATTATTAGATAACTCTATTACTACTTCATTTCCTAAATTTCTAACTGTATCTACAAATACTTCATCTCCTTTTTTAAAGATTCCAAAATTAGTAGTAGCAAAGTATTTTCTATCTTTTTCTATTTGACTAAATTTTAAGTTCTCATTTAGGGGGGATTTATTTTTTTTCAGTTTGGCTTTATATTCACTTTCTGTGATGATGCCTGAAAGCATTTGCATGCGTAGTATTTCTTTGTTCATTTTTTATATTTTATTATAAATATTATGAATTTTTTTTCTCCAACATTGTTTTTACCTTTTGTAGGTAAAGAATTGCGTCCATATGTTCTTCCAAAGCGTGGTTAATGTAATCTATGAGTTCTAAATCGGTACGATCTAAATCACATCCGTATTTGTTTTTTCCAAATTCTGCTCTTTCAACAAATTTATCAATTATTGAATCTACAATTGAATCTGTAACTTGAATTTCTCTATTCATTTTTTTAATAGTTTATTTGCTTCTTCATCATTAATTCCCATCTTGTAAAGTATCTCTAATATACCTGGTTTTCGGAGTATATCCATATATTCTTCGGCTTCTCCAATCCCACATTCAAAATATTTTGCTATATATTCTGCTACTGTTTTGTTTTGGGTTTTCTTTTTAGAACCAATCCACTTAAGGTATACTTTTCTTTTAGGTAACATTTCTCTATAAATTGAATATATTTGTTGTTTTTTATCGTATGGGATTTTTTGAATATAGTTTACTAGTTCTATATAATCCAGGGACATAGATAAATATTTGTGGATCATAAATGTATTCCATTTATCCCAACTTTCCAACGAAATGTTTTCAATAGGGGATTTATGTTGGGTGATTTCTTCCAACCACCCAAATAAATCTTTTATATGTTTTTGTTTACTCACAAAGATATATCTTTATATTCTTCACGTAGTTCTGGTGGTAAAGAATCTACTAAAATTTTACGTGTATCTAAATCATAGAATACTGGTATGGGGATGAGAGCATCTTCATCTGATCCAATTACGAATTTTGAGATTTTTCGGATAATAAATCCTTGAGCAAATAGATTACCTCCATCAAACCCAGTTACTGGGGTTGTTGTGGTAAAATCAATGTTTAATTGTGGTTGTTGTGCTTGCATTACTTTTGTGTTTTAGGTGTCCAATTTTCAATTACCTCGTGAAATACTGGGGTGCGTTGAGTAAATGTGTTTTCTCCAAATTTGATTTCTTCGGTTTTGTACCCATGCCTGTAAACTTTCTTTCCTGCTAGATATGCTTTCAAGTGTTTTTTTTCTTTCATGGCTTCATCACGGTTTTCAAATCCGTTTAGTTTTCCTCCGAATGAACGAGTGTGCTCGTCCGATAGATAAAATGGTTTGTTTTTCATATAACTTATTTATTTGTTTTGCTGTTTATAATCTATAAAAAATCCTATTGCTACTATTACATTTAAACCTATTGAGGTTAATATTTCATACATGTCTTGATAAACATTAGTTGTTAAGTGGATATGTCCTACCATCCAAAATGGAATAGCTAGATTTTGGGAAATCCAAACAACTAAATATTTTACGAAATTCATTACAAAATATCCAATATTTTATAAGCCCATATATAGTTATGGGAAGAATTATTTTTAATTTTTTTATTTTTATTTCTTCTGCAGCAATTATTTATCGCTGTATAGTTTATATTTAATTCTTTAGATGCTAATTTTCCAGTTTCCCATTCTTTTATAAAATTCCCATTAATATCATATTGGATTACGGGTTTTCCAAAAGATTTAGAGCAAGAAATTGATAAATTATGTTTATGGGTATCGGACTTTATTTTACCTAAAGCTGATTCTTTCATTTTTTGGATGCATTCTTTATTTCTTTTTTTCCCTTTGTGGGATTTAGACATTTTATTTTTTGTTTTTATTGTATGTTTATTACCTAAATTTGGTTTTCTCAATGAGGCTAATTCTGAAAATTTTTCTTTTACATATTCATATCCCCTACTGGATAAGTTTTGGGGTTGTTGTTTGGTCCATTTTCTTTTTCCTATAGTCATCAACCACAAAGCATACCATAATCTTGGGTGATTTGGGTATATCTCACAAAGTAATCTATGGCATAAAAAATGTTCACGGGCTGTCAACTCAACAATATTTTCCTTTACGTCCAATCCTCCAATACATTTTGGGATTATATGATGTCTTTCAACATATCCCTCTAGTTTGCGTGGTTGGGCACGTTCAATAATTTGATTGTATATTTTTTGATAATTCATATTTTATTATAAATATTGATGTAGATAAGGAGATATATCTTTTACAAAAAACAATTAAATATTATCTAGTATCTTAGCAATACATGCTAAGAAACATATTTCTTTATCCACTAAAGATACACTTTGAAACATATGCTCGTTTACTATAATAGTCACGAGTCCTTCTTTCCCATTTGCAAATTTTAATGAATCCCCAAATAATTTATTATATAATGAGTCGAAATCTGATAGATCATTATCAGCTATTAGTTGTCTAATTATGGTGAATGATTTTGGGTTTGGTTTAGATAATTCTACTATTATTTTATCTTCTGCATCTGTACTATTGTTTAGTTGAGATGATAAAACTAGTTTATTATTTATAATGTGTTTTTGAGTGGTATTAAATGTTCTACGAATATCTGGGTAGCAATTATTAATTATTTGGGCTAGATCTGATGTTTCAAATTCAATTTGTTCTGTCTCTAGAATATTTTTTAAATGAAGAGCTACTGCTTTTTTACTAGGTGGTTTTAGATTATAATCCTCTAAACGTGAGCGTAGCGGTTCTATCAAACGTTCTGGATAGTTTCCGGTTAATATGAAACGAGTGTTTAAACTATATGTTTCTAACATATTCAAAAGCAATACTTGAGATGCTTGTAGAATATGGGTTGCTTCATCTAATATTACAATTTTTGGAGCACTTTTGAATGACATGGTAGAAACAAAAGGTAATATTTCAGTTCGAATATCATCCATAGAGCGTTTATCTGTTGCATTTAAGTAGAGATAATCGCAATCTATATTTTTGGCTAGTATTTTAGCTAGTGTTGATTTACCAGAACCTGCTTTTCCATAGAAAAATAGGTGGGGTATATTTTGTTCCTCTATCCATGTTTGGATTTTCTGTTTAAAATTCTCGTCACATATATAACCCTCAAGTGTTGATGGGCGGTAACGCTCGTTTAAGATATAATGTTCTTTTTGCATAACCTTAATATATAAAAAAAGCCTGCCATAGGCAAGCTTTCTTTATTATTTGTAGGAATATATTACTATGAAGAGCAATAATGTTTTTAATCGAAAGCAGCTCTTACCCAAGATTGAATATCTTTAATTTTAGGGTTGTTTGTGTTTCCTCTAGCAATTTCCTTCTGTAGCTTAGCAGCATAACTTTCAAACTCATCTACATCTATTCCTTTATTTTTTAAAGCTTCTTCTCTTTCATCATCCTCCTCCCAATATTCATTTGGGTTTCTTCCTGTAAGGATATTTGCTAAAATATGTTTAGCAGCATAAGGAATATCATACACAGCTCCTTCGGGTCCATCTGCTTTCTTTATTTCCTTAAATCTTGCATACATAGCATCTTCAAAAACTTTTCGTTGGTTAGAGGTTAATGTTACTTCGGCACTTCCCGGTGTTGGATATTGTTTTCCAACTTTACCCCTTGAATCTATTTCTTCAACTTCTTTTTTATATTGACCTTCTGTGATTATACCAGCCAACATTTGCATACGTAATTGTTCTTTTGTCATTGTATTTATATTTTTATTATACATATTATTAAAGATAAAAAAAAAAATGAAAATGTTTTCAGATTTTTTAATTTTTTATTCCTATCATTCTCAATTGCCCATGATGCCAATATCTATTCC